GGCGCAAAAATCACGGAACGCGGACCAGTGGGAGGTGATCGAGTTTCCGGCCATCATGCCCAGCGGTAAACCCCTGTGGCCAGGCTTTTGGAAGATCGAGGAACTCGAGGGCGTCAAAGCCACTTTGTCGGTGCAAAAGTGGAACGCGATGTACCAGCAGCAGCCCACCAACGACGAGGGCGCGATCCTGAAGAGGGAGTGGTGGCGCGTGTGGCCACACGACGATCCGCCGGTGGTGAACTACATCATCCAGTCCATGGACACGGCGTACTCGAAGAAAGAGACGGCTGACTTTTCTGTCATCACAACCTGGGGCGTGTTCTACCTGAACGAGGACTCGGGGGCGTCCATCATCTTGCTTGATGTCAAACGTGGGCGTTGGGACTTCCCAGAACTAAAACGCATTGCAAAAGAGCAGTACGACCAGTGGCAGCCAGACAACGTCTTGATTGAGGCCAAGGCCACTGGAACACCGCTGCAGCAGGAGCTGCGTAGGATGAGCATTCCTGTGACCATGTACTCGCCAGGCGGCAGGAGGACCGGCACGGACAAGGTAGCGCGGGCCAACGCCGTGGCTCCTGTGTTTGAGGCGGGCATGGTCTGGGCCCCGGATACGGAATGGGCCGAGCAGCTTGTCGAGGAATGCGCGGCTTTCCCCAATGGCGACAACGACGACATGGTCGACAGCACAACCATGGCCATGGATCGGTTTAGGCGCGGTAACTTCATCAGTTTGGCGACAGACGATGTTGAAGAAAGTGAGTTTAAAGACCTTGTGCCCGAGTACTATTGAAGATTAAAATGGCACAACTAATTCCTTGGTCGGGGTGATATGACAAAGAAATCGAAATACGACATGCCTGCTGTCCAAAACTTTGCGTTTGGCGGTATTGCCAATCCCGTGCAGCGGGCCATGCTCCGTGGCTCGGACAAACAGTATCTGAGTGATCGTCAAAAAGAGCTGGACGCATTTGAAGAGCAGCGCCTGGCGTACAACGACCAACTGACCAAGTGGCAGACCGAGGTCTACAACCCGTACAAGGCGCAGGCCGACTCGTACAACACGGCTGCACAGCGTTACAACGAAGAAGTCTACAACCCCTACAAGACGCAGTACGACACGTACCTCAAGAGCATTGAGGCGTACAACGCAGGACCACGGACCGAGGATTACTCAGGGCCTGCCGCGCCCACGCTGACGCGTGAGTTTGACCTGACTGCACCGGCGACGCCAACGATGTTTGACAAGACAGCCCCTGTGCTGCCGTTCAAGGAAGAGGAAGTCCAGGCGCGCCAGCAGCTTGCTGCGGAGCGTGCGCGAGAAGATGCAAGCAATCGCTCTGTTGCCATTGACGTTGTCAGTGACCCAGACAAATTTAACTTCGGCTCGATGTCCGTGAGCAACCGTTTTATGGCCAAGGGCGGTGAAGTGACTGACGACACGGACGATAGGGCTGCCAGCGCAATCATCAAGGACTTTGAAAGCTACGGCTACACCAAAGAAGAGATCATGGCACTGGCCGACCAGGTAGCGCAAGCTGGCCGTGGCGGGGATGAGCTTCTTGCCTATCTGTCACCTGAGTCGGTGGAGTTCTTGAAATCAAAAGGTGGCTCTGGAACCATCAATCCAATCACTGGTTTGCCTGAATTCAAAGGCGGCGTGATTGGCAAGATTGTTGGCGCGATCAAGCGTGTGTTCAACCCGCGAAGCGCGGCCCCTGCAGCTGCAGCCGTAGCAGAGCCTGTTGCAGCCACGCCGGCCGCTACCGGCCCAACAGCAGCAGAGTTGGCAGCGCAGTTGGACGAAGCAAACAAAGCGCGTGAAGCACTGGCCACCAAGAACGCCTTGGAGCTGTCAACCTTGAAGGAGCAGCAAGCGGCAGCTCTGAAAGCGCAGCAAGAGGCGTCCACTGCAGCGCAGCAGCTGGCCATTCAAAACGCGTTGAAGGCGGACGCCGAAGCACGGGCCAAGGCCGCCCTGCCCATATCCAATGTGATAAACCAGACCAATGCGCCTGGCGGCTTGACAGGGGCGACGGCACTGAGTTTGATGTACCGCAGCACGCAAGGTGGGGTGCCCACATCCGAGCTGCAAAAGTACGGTGGCTATGACGCGGTGGCCAAGGCAGCGGCAGCGGCGGGCTTTAACCCGACACCCAAGTGGATTGACTCGTATGAGAAGTCCATGAAGATGCCCGAGAGCGAGTACACCAAGCGCAACAAATTGTTCTTCAGCCCTGGTGGCGGCGGCTACAACAACCCTGACGCAGGCAGCTGGGACGGCATCACGCCAGGCGGCGGCTATGTGCCTTTGCCAAAGGCAGCCTTGACGGCAATGCCATCTATTGGCACCACGCAAAAGACCACCAACGTAACGTCTTTGCCGGCTAACTTCTCCACCATTGGCGCGTCCTCTGGCATTGGCAAGATTGACCTGGGCGGGCCATTGGACGTGGGCTGGTCACGCTACTTGGACAAGGAGCGAGACGACGAGAGGAAGAAAGCCATACCGACGGGTTCGATGTTTGGTGACAGTGGCCAGCGGACCGACATCACTGCCGATCAAATCCCTGTCACTCAGCCAACTCTGTACCAGACCAAGGGTGTCGGACAGGTGGGACAAGTGGGCCAGGTCGGAGACATTGGCGGTATCAACATCACAGGCCCAGCGTCTCCTATCTTTGGCGCGTCGCCCATTGGCAAAGGCGGGGCAGCCACCAGCAACAGCAGCTACTTTGGCATCAGCAACCCTAGCAACCCTGGCATCAACGCAGGGACCACGGCCCTTGGGCAATCCAGCTTGCCAGTGGCCGGCGCGGTCAACACGCTTAACACCATTGGTGCAAACCCTAACCTGTCGCCCACAATGCTGGGTGGCGCGCAAAACGCAGGGTTCTTCACTGACCGCTTGGGCAACAAGATCATTGCACCTGGCATGGCCCCACTCAAACCTCCAGGCTTTGCAAAAGGCGGTGACATTGACTTGCAAGCCTTGCTGGCGCAAAACACAGAAACCTTGTCAGACGAAAAGCCTGAAGAGACTATCAACACAAATCCTGTGGGCACAGCGCAGAAATATCTGGCTGACCTCAGTAGCGCGGGTAAGCCCTCACCTACACGCCAGTCCATCAAGCGCACGAAGACCTCTGCTGGCGGTGGTGCAACATCTGAAAAAGCAATGCAGATGGCCTATGAGGACATTGCCAAGGGTGACCTGGGTTCCATGAAGGACAGGCCCCCTGCGATGAAGAACACGGAGTCTGCGCGTTCGCAGATGGAAGAGCTTGCCAGGGTTTACCAGATGAAGATCAGGTCAGCGCAGAACGCGGCTCGCGGCCTGTCTGCAGATACCTTTGGCGCGCCGACCTTGGAGGGTCCAACACTCACCAAGGGCAGCTTGACCAAGAAACGCTTTAAAGACGGTGGTGAAGCAAAAAAAGCCGACGCTGAAAGTGCCCAAGAGCCTGGCATTTTCAGCGTGAGAAGCTATGCGACTGACGCATCGGCTCGGATGTTCCCTGAGCAAATGGGACAAGACGATCAACGGGACGCGGCCCGCCACATGTTGGCAGCTGCAGTCCTTGCAAAGAAGACTGGCCCAGGCACTGCCATATTCCTGGGCAAGGCGCATGAGCGCATGAGCAACCCTGAGTCGTTCTTCAGCATGCTGGGCATTGGTAAGCCCCGTGACGATTACGAGATGGACGTGCACAACAACAAGCTGGGCGCGGACCTCGCAGCGCGGTCCACGAGCCAGGAAGAATTAGAGAAGCTCGTGCGCGCCATGGCCATGCAATCGCAGAACAAGCAGGTCGAGGGTAAACCCTGGACCATGAGCAAAGAGCAGATGAAGAATCGCAAGGGCCAGATTACGACGCAGCCACCTGAGTACCGCGCCGAAGGCAGCCCTGTTGAAGGTGAGTTGTCGCAAGAGGAGATTGATGCAGCAAGCAAGCCAGCGTTTGTAACTCCAAAGTCTGGCAAAGGCCGCAAGCAGGGTGAGATCAGCAAGCAGTTGAAGTCTGGTGACGCGTATGTGAACATGGCCAAGGGCGTGACAGAGATGCCGTACAACATTGCAGGCGCACCCATGGACTTAGCAATGCTGGTTCGTCAGGGTTTGACAGGGCAAGCGCCTGAAGGTCAGGTAGGTACAAGCGATTACATCAAAAGCAAAATGACAGAGCTTGGCATTCGCCCAGCACCTCCTAGTGATCCAACCTCCAAGGGTTTTTACACAGCCGGTGACTTGTTGTCTAACCTGGTCAACCCTGCAGCTGTGCCGCGCAAGGTTGGCCCAGCAATTGAAAAGGGCGTCAAGGCGGGTGCCACGGAAGTGGGCCGTCAGCTGGACCGCGCCATCATGGACGATGCAGGACCCTTGTCAAAGTTTGTGCCTCAAGCTGCCAAGCCTTTGTACGCTGTGCGCCCAAGTGGCAGCACGATAGTCAGTGGCCCTATAGGCATGAAAGAAAGTGTCAGTGGCGTTGACAATATATTAAACAGGGGCCTTGAAAATGCTAAGACGGTAGCAGGCCAGAA